ATACCGCTCCATCCCCTTGCCAAGTGCCAGTCATTGATTTGTTCTACTGTTGTCGTAGTAGGACTTGCACTGTGGTGGATGATAATCTTCTTGATTGTGCGCTTACCCCTTGCCAACGTCTTCACCTATGTCGTTCGCAAGTACACCCAACAAGTCACAAAGGTCTTTCACAAGTTCAGCTTTCTCGTCTTGATTGAAGCCTCCCTGTGCATACCGTACCAACTTACCTACAAGAGCAAAGACTTTGCCCCAGCTTGTCGCTTGTATATCTATGTTCATTTTGAATAACTCCGATAGCTGTACCCCTTGAAACTTACAGAAGGTTTCTTCTGTCCACCTTTCTTTGGCTTCTTCAAGTACGTGTATTCTTCTCGTTTGGTATTCCCTTTGGGCATACTCTTTCCATATGGTCTATAACCTGGTAACTTCTTTTTCATTGCATCCTCACTTCTTCTTTTTTGTTTTCTTCTTTGGTTTAAATCCACCTTTCTTTGCTTTCATCTTACTATAAGTTTTCTTATCGATAGTGCTATTCTTCTTAGACCTGCTAGTGCCAGCCTTCTTTCGCTTGTTCATATTCTTATATAAGCTCATGATTTCTTCTTGCCTCCTGGAGATTTTGTGCGTTTGCCTGATGGCCATAAATCTTTACATGCCCAGTGTCTAGCACTTAACTTGTCCTTGGCCCCTGAGCACTTATGTCTAGCACGAAAAGATTTCTTCGCACTATCACTATAGTTGTGGTCGTAGCCTTTTGCACCATATTTTATAAGTTTTTGTCTGCCAGCTTTACAACCAAGTACAACTTTCTTTTTCTTTCCATAACCTGGCTCACCTTTGCGTAGTGCTCTAGGTGAGTTACACTTCATGTTTTTTTTATTTATTGATTTGGGCATCCCTTACACTCTTAATGTCTTGAGACATGTTGTCCAGTTTGCTCGATAGTTTAATCATATGCTCCTGATACATGGCTCTGTCATCATCGCATCGCTTCATCATAACGTTAATCTGATCAACGTAAAGCTGTGAGATGTACCATAGAGCTGCACATGCAATCGTAAGAGCCCCTCCTTGTCCAAGGATATGCCTCATCCACTCTTCTTTTGTCATGTCTCACCCCTATAAAGTACACCCCACATGCACATAATAACATATACATGTGGGGCTCATCTATCAATATATTTTATGCTAAGTAACGAACTTCTAGTGCATTTCCTGATGGAATGTTAGCACCGAAAGTAATGGTAGTTGTTCCACCAGATTCAGTTACAGTGTACTCGTCAGTTCCAGAAGGACTTGAAGCAACAAGCTTTTGAAGAACACCGTTACGGAATACCATAACCATGTTACGCAACTGAGCATCAGGTGATACAGTCAAGTTGTACGCGAGGGTAGAACCGTTTGGTACAAAGACATCTTGTCTAGATTGGAAAGCGA